ACTAGTAATGCGTAGGTCGTCAGTTCGAATCCGACAGGCAGCACCAGCCCGTATAGTCCAATTGGCAGAGGCGTCGGCTTCAAACTCCGAATGTTGTAGGTTCGAGTCCTACTATGGGCACCACCCTAACTTAGTGTTGTCGGTCAGCACGGATGATTGTGGATCATCAAGACTAGGTTCGAATCCTAGAGTTAGGACCACTAAATAAGAATATAGGTGGGCTGCAGAGACGGTGGTTCTGCGACGGACTGTAAATCCGTTCCTTTTATGGTAACACTGGCGGTTCGAATCCGTCCCCACCTACCATATTATAATAACTGGAGATATAAAATGAAGCTTGAATTTACTATCGAAGAACTTAATATTATAATGGCTTCTCTTGCTCGTATGCCATATGAGTCAGTTTTTCAAATTATTGAAAACATAAAGATGCAAGCAGCAAATCAATCACCATCACAAAATTCTACTGAAACAGAATAAATGCCGATGTAGCTCAGTGGTAGAGCATTCGCTTCATACGCGACTGGTCGTAGGTTCAAATCCTACTTTCGGCACCAATCGCTCCTCTGGTATAGCTGGTGCGTACGCTGGTCTGAAGAACCAGAGGATGCGGTTCGATTCCGTGGGGGAGCACCATTAGTGTTTGAATATATTATTACTTTCTTTGCTTTGTTTTTCACTGATATATTTTATGTGTATTATTTGAAATCAGTTCAAGATGGTAAAATATTGAGAGCCAGTTGTTGGTCTGTTGTTGTATTTTTAATTGCTTGTGTGGCTGTTATTAATTACACAACAGACCATTGGCTGCTTGTACCAGCAGCGTTTGGCGCTTTTCTTGGGACATATGTAGGTATGATCATTAGAAAGAAAAATGAAATATGAAAACGATAGCACTGTTCAGTCATCACCCCGAATGCTCTGATCAGTGCGTTTCTGGTATGATTACGGCGCTATCACCTAATTATAGAGTAAGAGTATTTGGAATTTCCGACAATTTAGATAATGTGCTTTCGCAGTCTGACTGTGTTGCATTCCCAGGAGGAATAGGTGACTCGGACTCATATTATCAGTTCTTCAAACGTAGGCACGGCAACCTTGTTGAGTCTTTCGTATCCAGCGGTGGTAAATACCTCGGTATTTGTATGGGTCAGTACTGGGCTGGTTCTGAGTACTTTGATCTCCTAAAAGGGATCGATGTTGCCCAGTATATCAAAAACCCTACCTCGGAAATCAAGAGATCTTATGGCACGGTCGCTGAGATAACTTATGAGAGCGACTTCACTAAAGACCACATGTTCTTTTACGACGGTGGTGTGATAACCTTAAAGGATATTAAGGCAACGTATCAAGTAAAAGCTAGATACAAAAATGGTCACCCGATGGCTATCATACAGGATAACGTCGGTATCATTGGGTGCCATCCAGAAAGCAATGAGTTCTGGTACGACATTTATCCCTACATCAAACAATATTGGCATGGGGGTAAACATCATCAGTGGTTATTAGAATTCGTTGATGATTTAATGGAGCGTGGGCAGGATGGTAATGCAGCGGTTTGCTAAACCGTGCTACCTTAATTGGTAGAATAGGTTCGATTCCTATACGCTCCGCCAACCTTGAAAGGATATATTATGAAGAAAGTAGCAGTAGCATTACTTGGTATTCTTGCAGTTAGTTCTGTTCAGGCTGACGAGTTATCAGTTGTTGGCCATGGGTTCTCAAAACACCTTGATAACCATAATTTTAATGAACGAAATTATGGTGTAGGATTGAGATATGAAAATGAAAATTACGGACTCCAAATGGGAGGATATCGTAACAGTTTACGCAAAGAATCTTTTTATGCTGGTATGGATGTAAGCCCAATCAATTTTAATATTGATAGATGTTTTAATTTCCAGGCGGGATTATTCGCTGGAGGAGCTACTGGATATAAATATACTGTTACCCCTATGGCTGGGGCGCAAGCAGCTATAAGGTGTAAAGATCTTTTTGTAAGAATTAGAGTTATGCCAGATCCATATTATAATGCCAAGATCGTTGGCGCTGTTGAATTTGGCCTTGTTTTAATGAAGTTTTAATCAGTGAAGTGTTACGGTAGCACATCGGTCTCCAAAACCGAGGGCGTGGGTTCGACTCCTACCACTGGTGCCATTATCCTCTGAATATTTCCAATACTTTATTAACATACTTAGAACGCTCCATGACGAAAGTCTGGGGCGTTTTTTCGTCATCAACGGCTATAATGATAGCGATTTGTGGCACAGAGAACTTATACGTCCACTCGAACATCATTGAGTAAACGGTTGACTGAAGGAAGTAGTTTTCGATCCACTCTTCTTTCTTAGGCTTGCGAGAAGTCTTAAAGTCAATGATTGATAGCTTGCCGTCATATTCAGCAACAAGGTCTGTGCGCCCTGCACAACCCAGAGCCTTTGAATAAAGAGGAAGCTCAATACCTAGGATATTATCAACACGCTCGTCGAGAGTTGACTGTATAGACTTAAACGTTTCGATATTGATAGGCATCTGATCTCTATAGATGTTCTCTTCGTTCAGCACATAACGTTCAGATATCTTGTGAATAGAAGTTCCACGACGAGCAGCTTGAGTTGAGATACGATTGGCCTCTTCCTCACCAACTCTCTTTCTCCATTCGAACAAAGCTGTTTTGTCTGTTTTTTCGCCAAGGATAGTTGTAACAGACTTTAACTTGGTCATGCCATCGGGCAGCACGTAGTAGCGCTGCCCATCAATTGTTTCAGTTTCAAGTTCCACGAAAGGAACGAAATTATGTTTAAACTTTTTCAAATCATCACCTAAAAAACAAGATTTAGTTTATCTTTCTCTATTATATAGTTCTTTACGATCGAAGACCTAACTATATCTTCTTTTTGGAAGTCTATAAAATCGAAAGACTTCATACGCTTTATTACACGCATGAAGTCCATAAGTCCGTTCTTTTCTTGATCTTTGGTAAAATCAGATTGTCTAAAATCACCACAGAAAATTATTCTACAGTTTTTACCTATTCTAGTTATGATAGAATCTAGCTCATGACCTGTTAGGTTTGCTATTTCATCAACAATTATGATGCTATCATTGATAGTAATACCACGGATAAAGCTTGTACTGATAAAGTCTACGATATTTTTATTTTTAAGATATTCGTATGCATCGCCTCTACCAAAAAGCTCTGTACAAATGGCATAATATGGGGCTTCATACACTCTGGCTTTTTCTTTCGAATTGCCAGGTAGAAACCCCATATCTCTTGTCGGCACAACAGATCTAACGATTACAAGTTTCTTATATTGACTACCTTCAGAAAAAATTTGTTTCAAACCAAGATACATTGATATGAAACTTTTGCCTGTCCCAGCTATACCATGAAGCATTAAATTTTTACCCTGACCAAATGATTCAAAAGATAATTTTTGATTATCGGTCAATGGTTCAATGTTTTTTAAATTGAAATTTAATCTTTCAGTTGGTACAACTTTGTTTTCATTTTGACGAAGGACTCTTTTTTCTTTTCTTGTTAGTCTTCTATGTTCCATCAAAAATTCCTTAGAATGTGTTGACGGTACTCCTTGTAATACCCCTAGAATGTTCTTTTTTGATATTTTTAAGAAGATCCCTAAAACCAGCGTCAGGCTTTTTCATACCCCTACCAGAATGGATTAATGGTGCACCGCTTAAGAGTTGAGTTACGTTTGGTTTATCTTTTAAGTATTGTTCAACAGCAGATATGCTCATGAACTCTTGGTATTCTTCACCTGTATCATTATTACGAAAATTGTACGTGGGCATTATCTGCGTTCCTCGTTTTCATCTGGCCATTGATCATCATCAGCCATCTCATCATATATATTATCGTATGCGTATTCGCTTTCTTCGTCTTCTAGAAGAGCCGTTATGTCCTTGGTGCGGAGGGCACGTTCGACTCTCTTTTCTTTTCGCTTATCAAGAAAATTACGAGCTGTGTATGAATTTTCCTCCTCATCATCGTAGGAGTAATCATTCTTGCGGAATTTTTTAATTTGTTGTTTGCTCATTGGGGATAAGTCCTGGAAGCCCTTCTACTACATGCTGGAGAGTTATGCCCTTAATAGGCTTTTTGTCTTTAATTAAACAAAGCATTTCTGCATCTTTTGGAGCAACCCTTTCGAGAAACTCGACAAACATTCTTTCACGCTTTAGTGGCACAAGATTATCATGAAATCCTTTGATAAAATACATAAGCTTCTGACAATCTTTTAACAAGACATGTTCTTGATCAACAAGGTCATTAGGCTTATATGGGGGTGTTCCAGGAGGTAAAGCCCATTCTACTTTGGGGTCATAACATGCCTGTAAAATAATTCTCAAAACTAAGCTATCATTCGCCTTGATAGCATCAATTTTTTCTTGAGTTTTCTTGAGCTTTCCTACTTTCTCAAGGAACTCAGCCATTCCAATTACCATTTTTAAAACTCCGATATATGTTCAGTTAAATTTCTAAGTTTATTTACAATAAAATAATTCATCAGTTTTGACCTATCACGTTTGTCTTGAACATCATATGATTCTTTAATCTTTTCTCTAATTTGAGTAGGAACCATTCCCAAATCGATCAAAGCTTTATTACGCCAGTAATTTTTGAATAGAGGATGATCGAACTTACCACCAATACCTAGCTCTATCAACGCATCAATTTTCTTTTGAGTCAGCGGCTTCTGACGTTCCCCAATAACAAAGCAATTATCAGAAGAGAGTACGTTAGGTATGCCATCGCCACTATCTCCCTTTAGAATATGTTCTAATTGATATCTGGCAGGATCATCGTGTTGTATCCACTTTTTGCGGACAGGATCATACTGCTTGACATCATTGTATATATGTAGCTGAATGAAGTCCTTATCCCCAGAAAGGATAAGAACCTTTTCAAGAGAATACGTTTCCTCTACAAGAGTTGCAATGATATCATCCGCCTCAGCAGATTCAATATCAATAACTCTGTAGGGGAAAAATTCTTTAAGCTCGGCACGAATCTTGTTCATGCATTCGAAGATAGACTTCCAGTCTAGTTCAGACTTCTCTTGAGCCTTCTTCCGATTAGCCTTATAATATGGAAAAATAAGCTTGCGCCAGTAGTTGGTGTTATCGCATGCGATAATCATTTCGCCATATTCGCTACCGAACTTCTGCTTATAAGAACGCAGAGAGTTCAAAACCATATGGCGAACCATATTTTCTTCCAACTGAGCATTGGTATGGTTACCAAGTTGCATCATAAGGTTGGACAACATCACTTGACTAAAGTCAACAATAATCAAAAATCACCTTTACTGTTTGTCTTTTTTAAGAGTTAAGTTTATATTATCAACAATTCTAAGAGCACCTTCTTCCTTTTCGTCAGGAATAAAGATGTTATCAGATATTTGTTGAAATGGATGGTATATTCCGTAGTACTTACACATCATAGATCTAAGAGATTCTACCAAAAATGCACCATCCTTTAAACTGTCTTCTTCTTCCATGGAAGAAAATGAGAACCCAGAAACTTCTAATTGATTAAAGATCAGAGGAGCGATATCTTCTATCGCTCCCTGTATATGATATTGTCTCGCCATATTAATGTTTTCTTGTACTTCTTCAAGAGTTGTGTTTTTAATTTCAGAATTAAAATTTCTCTTTGGGAAAACGATCACATTATTAGATATTGGGATAATATTATCTTTTTTAATCATTAATCAATTATACCCTGAAAGTTGAATTAAGTCAACCGTTATTATTTAGGATTATGAAGTTTTGTACACAAACATTTCTTTCGGCTTGCCCCTTGATTCTACAGTAGGATATTCCTCAAGCAAAGAAAGAAGCAAATTGTTCCATTGAACCTTAATTCTTTCGATATTGTACCTACTATCAGCAAATACTTTATTGAAGTTTACCATTTGTGTGTGATCACCTCTACGAACAAGGTTAATTGCTGAGTTTAGATAATTGATGAAAATATTCGCATGAGCAACATTATCATTATAGTTACCATGATACATAATGTTTAACCCACCCGTAGTATCAGGCAAAGCTCCAAAATTCGGATGAACACAAATCAAACCAGCGCTCATAGCCTCAATCACTGCACGACAAGCTGTTTCCATCCAAATCGAAGGGTATGCGTGAATATGACATGTGTTCAAGAATTCTCTTACTTCATCATGAGGTTTAAATCCATGATAAGTCATATTAGGATGATTGCGAATTTCGTCGTAGATAGGTTCGAATTGCTTATCAGCATCATCCCATCCATAAATCTTAAAGCTAGAAAATACATCTAGATGGATATCTGCATGCAATTCAGTTAACTTCTTGAAAACAGGAACGAGAATTTCTAATCCTCGTTGTGGAGTTGATGTATATGCAATATGGATCTTTTCCTTTGATTTTCTTTCAAAAACATCAACTGGAGCTGGCTCAAAGCCGTGTTCAAGTACAATAGACTTGTTATCATAAGGAACACCATGAATCAGCTGATAACGGCTATATTGCCAGTTGCTGATAAATGCAAACTTATGAAAACTATCTTTGAAAGAATTATCGCTGAATTTGATAGATTCAGGATCTTCTGGCAAATCATGGCACCAGAAAATTCTGATTTTGTCCATTTCCAAATCTCTTGGGCGTGAACAAATAATTTGGAAATGCTTAAGAATTTCTGGATCAATCAAACTAGCCATTTGACGCTTTGCTAGTTCTGTTCCTCCAAATGCATTAATAGAAATTTCGTTTTCTTCAAATCCACTCACTGTCCACGCTCCTGTTCTGTTGCCTTAGCGTTCAAATATGCCATAACGTTCTCAGGCGAAGAAACGCCATATGGATCATCTTCTGCATTATCCGTATAACCTGGTTCTTCAAACCAGGCTTCAATCATACCATCATTAATGACAGCAGCATAACGCCATGAACGCATACCAAATCCGAGATTGAATTTCTTAACGAGTACCCCCATACGAGAAGTAAACTCACCATTCCCATCAGGAATAACTTTTATATTCTTGATTTCTTGCTGCTTTGCCCATGCATTCATAACAAAGGCATCATTAACTGACATACAGTAGATCTCGTCAATACCATGAATTTCCTGGAACTCATTGAACATCTGTTCAAACCCAGGAAGTTGATATGTCGAACATGTAGGAGTAAAAGCTCCCGGAAGCGAGAAAAGAATTACCCGTTTACCATGGAAATATTCATCTGTCGTAACATCTTGCCAACGATAAGGATTAGGACCACCAATTGATTCATCGCGAACACGAGTTTTGAACGTTACGAAAGGCAATGCTGCGCCAACGAACGTTGGAGAGCTGACATAATTAATCATATTATCAAGCCTGACGAGTTAGATAGTTAGGACGAATGTACTTAGCACCGAAGTACTGACGGACAAGATCAAT